GGACTTGATCTATACGTAGACAAGAACTTCACAGCAACTACATTTGATGACAACTCTGCAATTATCCTTGCACCAGAGGCATTCACTGTATATCGTTCCGCCCAAAATTTTATGAGCGTGAATGTTGTCTCGAATTTACAGGTTCAGGTTGCAATCTACGGCTACATGGCAACAATCGCCAAGATGCCTAACGGAATCTTAAAGTTCCAAAAAACCTGATAAGACCCGTTAACAAATAAGTAATCTCTGGGGTTTAGTAGCCCTAGCCCCAGAGAGCTATTAGCAAAGGAGTAAAGATGCCAGCCAGTTATGTTACCGTGGCCGAGTTACGGGCTAATCTCGGAATTGGTTCACTTTACTCCGATGCTATTATTGAAGAAATTTGTCAAACATCAGAAGATTTAATTAACCAATATTTATGGTTTAACACTGCCCCTGTAGTGGGAACAGCTCGCAGCAATAACGTCTGCACACTTATGCTCGCTAATCCCAATGCGTTTGTAACAGGTCAAACAATTACAGTAAGTGCGTGTGGTGCCTCATTCAATGGTGCAGTTACAATCACTGGCACAATACCACCTAGCACTGGCAATACTAATTTAATCCCAGTATTTATGTACCAATACGGTCAAACTAATTTCCCTAATGGTTATTCATTTGTTCAATATACTAAAAATGGCGATGACCAAAACTTCCACAAAGTATTACCTTACGGAGTAGCCACAGGCCCAGATCATAAAACTCAATCGTATGCGAATACGCCAAGCATAGCTCAAGCTGCAATGATAGTTGCCGTGGATATTTTCCAAGCACGCCAGGTTTCTCAAAACGGAGGCAACGGTATGGATGGCATGAGCCCCAATCGTTACGCCATGGGCTACCAGCTTATAAACAGAGTACGAGGTCTCATAGCACCTTACTCTAGTCCTAACACAATGGTGGGCTAATGCCAGCGGCAATTACTACACTAAGGTCAACACTTGCAACTGATCTAACTAACACTGGTGTATGGAATATATTTAGTTACCCACCAGCTACGTTAATTCCCAATAGTATTGTGATAACTCCTGGCGAGCCATATCTTACGCCTTCTAATAACGAGCAAATAAACATCGCACCTTTAGCAAACTTTCGTTTAATGATCTGTGTACCAGCCCTAGATAACCAGGGTAACCTTGCAGGCATAGAAGATTTTATTGTTGCTGTTGTGACTAAACTAAACGCATCATCTTTGGTGCTAAATATATCAAGTGTCTCTGCTCCAGCTATCACAAGTGTGGCAAGTGGAGATTTATTAACATCCGACATCACCGTATCAATCCTAACGAGCTGGAGCTAAAATGAGTGAAGCAAACGATTTAGCCTTCTTAATAAAGATAGGCCAAATAAAAGAAGCACCAAAACCAACCGCACAAACTAAAAAAGAAGAGGAATAACATGGCCATATACTTAAATAACAATGTAGGCGTTAAACTGGCTACTGCCGCTGCGCCTACTGTACCATCTATTGACATTAGTTCTTATGTCACCAGCGCAGTTATTAATCAAATCATAGATGAGCTTGAAGTTACAACAATGTCAGATACAGCACACCGTTTTGCGGCTGGGTTGCAATCTGGCTCATTTACTATTGACTTTTTGAACGAGTGGGCATCCTCTCAGGTTATGCAGACACTCAATGCTGCATTCGGTCAAACTTTAGCCGTATCAGTAATCACAGTTAAAGGCACAGCTGTATCAGCTGCTAACCCTTCATATCAATTTAGCATTTTGGTCAACAACCTTACCCCAATTGGTACAGGCGGCGTTTCTGAAATTGCTTCGTCAAGCGTTACCTTTACGCTAAACTCCGCATTAACAGTATCGCCATCAGTGGCGTTCTAATAAGGGAGTAACAATGGCAACGCTAAAGATTACTAGGGCTAATGGGGAAGTTACAGAACATAAAATAACCCCAGGAGTTGAATATGCGTTTGAAGTGAAATGGCAAAATGGTATTAGCAAAATGCTACGTGAGCATGAGCAACAGACTCATATTTATTGGTTAGCTTGGGAGTGCTTACGTAGAGCTAGTATTACCGTACCTTTATTTGGTACAGAGTTTATTGACAGCCTTGAAACTGTTGAGGTATTAGACGAAGAAAAAAAATAACGCAGAGGGATTCTACAATCTATACGATAGCAGCGCTATCCGTAGAACTGGGGATCCCTCCTAAAGAATTTATTGAAATGGATTCCGAAATGCTTAGGGCAATAGTCCAGGTATTAACGGATAGAAGTAGGGAGATCAAAAATGCCAGCCGAAGTCGTAGGCGTTGAAGATGTCCTAAAAGGTTTATCGTTTTTTGATGATGATATGTATAACCGCATTAAAACTGTTCTTGGGCCTTTAATGCGTGATGTTGAATCCTCAGCTAAGAGTGATGTTCCTGGTAACGGTGAGATGTTATCTGGCTGGTCTAAGCCTATATCTTCCCCAGATATTAATTACAGACCATTTCCTAAATATGAAGCTGCTATGGTTAAAGGTGGCATAGGTTACAAAGAAGGACAAAACAGAAAGTTTAAAAATGGTTTTCAAGTAGAAAACTATGTCTACAATATAAGCGCAGCTGGTCGTATTTATGAGACTGCAGGCCGAGTTAATCCACAAGGTCGGGCGCCATTTACTTCTATCCATGAAGGTGGCGGAGTCGTTGCTTTTGAAAAAGAACAAACTCGTAAAACTAGATCTAGAGCCACACGTTCTTACAATTCAAACAATCCATTTGCAGGGTATCAATTTGTAAGTGCATTAGAACCTTTAACGTCTCAACCTAAATTACCAGGCGTACGTAGTGGTACACGTAAGACTAAAGGTCGCTTAATTTACAAGGCTTGGGCTAAAAAGAGTCCTGGAATTTATCAAGCAATAGTTAAAACAATAAACACAAAGGCTATAGATTTTAACAAAGCCACAGAAGTTAAGAAGGTCGCATAGTGGCAAATGTAGTCGTCTCGGCATTAGCCACCTGGAATGGTAAAGCTCTTAGAAAAGCCAAGCAAGATGTATCTGTATTTAATAAACAATTACAAGGTTTAGCACGAACTTTTGGCGTGGCATTTAGTGCAACAGCAATAGTCGCATTTAGCAAGCAGGCAGTAAAAGCATTTGCAGAAGATGAACTTGCAGCCAGATCATTAGCCTTACAATTAGAAAACACTGGCAACGCATTTAGGGTTACTGAGGTTGAAAATTACGTAAAGAGCTTAGAGAAAACCTATGCAATACTTACCGATTTACGCACACCATTTAAAACATTATTAAACGTTACTGGATCAGTAGATCTAGCACAGCGATCATTAGAGGCTGCATTAAATATAAGCGCAGGTACTGGTGAGAATTTAAACACAGTAGTTGCTGCTATTTCAGCTGGTGTTAGAGGTCAGACTAAAGCAATTAAAGGACTGAATACAGGTATAGATGAAAACATAATTGCTACAGGTGACATGAATAAAATCATGGAAGCACTTGAAGCACGTTTTTCTGGTCAAGCTGCAGCACGTTTAGATACCTATTCAGGCAAGATGGATGTACTTAAAAAGGGTGCAGACGAAGCAACTAAATCTATTGGTAGAGGTTTAGTAGATGCATTAACCATATTAGGTGAAGATAGTTCAGTTGCTGGGTTAGCCACAGACTTTGAAAATATGGGCGACAATATTGCTTATGCTACTGTAGAGATGGCAAAGTTAATTAAAAAGTTTAGTGATCTAGTAGCCAATCCATCCTTTAAGGCAGGTTTATTAGCTCTAGCTATTGCAAGTAAGAGCCCTAAAGCTCTCATTAGCGTTATGGGTATTATAGGCACTAGTGCTATAGGCGGAGCATTAACTAGTTCTAGAACAATAAGCCCAGAACAAAACTCGGCGTTGGCCAGAGTAAGAATATTAAATGCTCGCATAGAGGCTAAATTAGCAGGAGCTAAAAAAACTGAGTATGATTTATTATCAAAGAAAAATGCTATTGAAAATAAGAACGTTGAAGAATTAAAAAAGAAATTTGACCTAGAGCGTATTGGATTAACTGCAGCCTTAAACAACGCCACCGATGAAGAAACTAAGTTACGCTTAAAGGCACAACTTGCCATACTTGACAATAACGATGCTTTGGCTAAAAAGATATTGGCAGAGATGGAAGCGGCAGAGGCATTACGGAAGTTAGCAGAGCAAGCAGCTGCAGCTGGAAAAAGTATTACAGAATTTGCGTTAGTTCAAGTTAGGTCTTTAATCAATAAAATCAATGCTCAAATAGCTGCAATTAACGCTCAATTTGGTTTACCTTCAACAACAACTAATATACCTACCGCTACTAGTGGATTAGGAGCTGCCTACTTTCAAGATCTAGCAACTCAATTAGTCGGATCATCTTCTTATGCAGGTATGAATGTGTCAGATATTGCAACCGAAAGAGCAAGAGAATCAGGCAATAGATCAGTAGATGTTAATTTAACTGTAAGCAGTCCATCTGGTGACAGGTTTGCTCAACTCATGGCAGAAAGTATTCAGGTCGCTGGGCGTAGTGGTTATAACACAGCACCTAATGGCGGCTTACCATAATGGCAGCACCAGTAGTAAATGCAATAATTAACTTTAGCACTGGGCCATCATTTGCTCAGGCGATGATTATTGACCAGGGTATCTTAGGTACAAACGTATTAGCAGACTCAGCAGCTGTAATTGTAGATGTGTCTAATCGAATAAATCGTATTGAAACTAACCGAGGCCGTACTGCACTATCAGATCAATTTCAGACAGGTTCACTTAGTTTAACTATTGTAGATCAGAATGGCGACTTCAATCCCCAGAACGTATCGGGGCCTTTTTTTCAGCTTCTTACACCAATGAAGAAAGTGCAGATTACTGCAACATATAACGGTGTTACTTATCCTATATTCTCTGGATTTATTACAAGTTATGTAACTAGATACCCAGATGAATCATCTGCAGATTTAGCAACAACTACTATAGAAGCTGTAGATGCATTTAGATTAGCCCAGTTAGCACAGATCAGCACAGTTACAGGTGCTAGTGCTGGTGATTTATCAGGCACACGTGTTAATGAAATATTAGATACTATTTCATGGCCAGCGAGTATGCGTGACGTAGATGCGGGGCTAACTTTGCTTCAAAACGATCCTGGCACTAACAGAACAGCACTGCAGGCTTTAACCACCGTGGCTACTTCAGAGTATGGTGCTATTTACATAGATGGCTATGGCTCATTTGTTTTTCAAGACCGCCAAGTCACAGTAAGTTCTATTGGTGGTACACCTACAATCTTTGCAGATAACGGCACAGGTATAGTTTATTATGATGCTGCTTGGATACTAAATGATGTGCTTATATTTAATAAAGCCACTATTACTAGGACTGGTGGCACAGCACAGGTAGCATTTAATCAAGCATCTATTGACAAATACTTTTTGCATAGTTACTTCCAAGACAATCTTTTAATGGAAACAGATGCAGTAGCCCTAGATTATGCCCAGGCTTATGTCGCTAGTAGAGCTGAGACCACGATCCGATGTGATGCCATAGTCTTAGACTTATACACGCCTAACTATGATACAGGCGTAGTTGCAGCCCTAGACCTAGATTTCTTTGACCCTATAACCATTATTACTACCCAGCCAGGTGGATCTTTACTTGAAAAGACCCTACAGATTTTTGGTGTACGCATGAACATAACACCAAATAGTTGGAAAACAACCTTTACAACACTAGAACCT